CCTTATTGATGGTTTTTTCGCTTGTGCCGCATCGCAGGTCTTTGATCAGTATGCGTCGATACCAACCATTCCATTGTGCCCGAGTGGCACTGGCCATCATTTTAGCAACAGTGTCACGGGCAAGGTTACCTGTGAGGCTACGATTAACAAAACCAGTAATAATGAGACTAAAACTATCCCAAGATAAGCCAGCACCATCTTCATCTTTTTTCTCCGGGATCTGTTTCAATCCAAATGTAATCATAGGGTCTAGAGCAAGACGTGCGCCTTGAAAGAATTCACTATTACCAGCTTCAGCTTGCGCCAAAATAATAGCTTCTTTGTCCAAACGACTATTATGGTCTTCAAGGGTGGAAATTACATTTTGACACGGATCGAACATGTTAGACCTTTCTGCTGTTTAATTTATATATTATACAGTCTAAGGATCAATAAGTCAAGTGGTCTGGTGTCTTAAATGGCTTGCCGAGTTGTGCATATGGCAGGTTTCGGACAATTTTCTTTTTCATTGAGCGTATAACTGGATGGTTGTGATTCCAATCAAATGTTTTCATGTACTTGTACCAACAGGTTTTTTTGGCACGTTTGGATAAATTACTGTCCAAATAGTGTTTGGCAGCATCAAAATCGTTGCCAAATTTATCATTTAACTCGCAGGCAATATTAAAAGCAAATGCGCCCATTTCATCTTTATGACCGTAGTATTCTTGCTCTCGGCGATCTCTGGCATAGTAGGCTGTGCTTAGGTATCCTGGAATCTGTTTAAATTCTCTTGTACGATATTGTCTCATGTGTACAATTTCGTGTAGGATAGTATCCGCAAACAATCTACACATTCTATCCCAACGGCTGTCTGAAAGTTTAATTTCAGCACTGGTAGATCTATAGCTGAAATTTACTTCAATCTGTCTATATCCTTCTTGATCGTAGTCTGCATAGTACACGCCACCTATGTAAACAACACCCTTGTCGTGTTTTGAATCACGCTGTAATCTAACTCTAATAGGAAGATGCCATTTGAGATGATCACTCAGTAGTTTTTGTAAGGTTTTAATGGCAAGGCGTTTGCCCACTACATAAGGCTTTAACTCGTACATCATAGTGTACAAGTTATCTCTGTCTAACATCGACCAGTTAAATGGTTTCTTTGACACAGTACTCTCCTATTATACATATTTAAGTGTAGTGTCAGCCCCTAATAACTACGCACTTTATGGGCGTTTTGAGATCACCTTATCTGCTAACCCATAGGCTACAGCTTCATCTGCGCTTAAAAAAGTGTCAAACTTCATATTACTAAACAGCTCATCATAGGTTTTGCCCGCAGTATTGTGACGTACATACAGTTCAGTTAGGCGTTTATTCAGTCTTTGACTTTCTTCAAAGCTACGTTTAGCATCTTCAAACTGTAGCTCTTGTACATGTACTGATCCGCTAGTACCACGTGTACCTGAGCTAACACGATGTATCATTGTACGGCTTTCTGGAAGGACAAAACGCTTGCCTGCCGCACCCGCTTGTGCTAGGAACGAGCCCATACTTGCGGCCTGCCCCATAACATAGGTAGCCACATCTGGTCGAATAAACTGCATAGTATCGTAGATAGCTAGTCCTGCTGTGACACTGCCACCTGGGCTGTTAATAAAGAACGTGATGTCCTCGTTGCCCTGGCTTTCAAGGAATAGCAACTGTGCCACTAGAATACTTGAGCTATGTTCGTCTACTTCGCTGTCAAGCATGATAATACGATCTTTAAGTAATCGACTGTAGATGTCATAAGCACGTTCTCCGCGAGCTTCTGTTTCTATAACTGTAGGTATCAAGCGTGGCATTATTGGTAATCCTTATCTAAATTTACGTTGGTTAAACTGGCAACTGTTTGGAACTTATCCCAAGCAATTTTAGCCGCAGGGTTCTTTTCTAATTCTTCAGTTGGAAGAACTGTTTCTAACCAGAATTCTGGCCTACGTCTCGGGTGGGCGCCAAATTGGCGTGGCTGATGTATCTTGCCATCTGTGTAGAGCATGATGCTTACGCTACGGAACTTGTCTTCGTCATCTTTACTGTTAAAGTCATAGTGGCCCCATTCTGGATTACTCATTCCGCCAAGTGTGTATCCTTGCCAAATACCTTCCCATTGTTCATCATCTCGTGGATCAAAATCTGTACGGGTAATCAATACCAGTACATCGTCTATATTCACACGGCCTTCAACAATATCTAAAATGCAACGGCTATAGCTTAAACCAATTTTCATTTTATCTTCCTTGCCTATAATTGTTAACAGTAGGACCGTCTGTACTAAATGTCAGACCGGCTACACTACCTTCGTAAAACTTACCGTTCCATTGTAACTGAACCTTGACACTCTTGTCAACACTTACTTTAAGATACTGGCGATCCTTAAAGTCCAGGACATCTGCGACAATCTTTCGACCGTTAGTATCGCAGATGATTTCACAAGTGTCTTCGATGTATTGTCTCATAGTGTAAACCTTACTTGTTTAATTGAATCCCAACGGAAGCTACGCCATCCCTTGGCATCTAAGTCATAGACTGGCATAACTTCTTCGTTGATTTTCTTTTCTTTCTTCTCAAGACTTTCAACAATTGGCTCAACAGGAACAAGGTCTGGACTAGTAGTACAAGTCATAGTTCGTTCAGTACCGTCCTTTTTAGTAAAGATTATAGTAGTAGGTCCGTAAACCAAATGACTTTTAAGCCATTTCTTAAATATCTTTACATCTTTTTCACTTAAGGTCGTCATCATGCGCACTCAATTTCTTTTTAAGGTCTGCGTTTTCAGCTTCAAGTTTTTCAATATGACTTGCTAATTGCAGTAACAACTCGTGCATATTTTGTGCTGTTGTTTTTGTTAGTTCTACAATATTCATTTTTGTTCCTCAAACATACTATCATACACCGACTTAATTGGTGCAGATTTATTTTCCCAGAATGATTCATCAAATAAATTACCCACTGGTTTCTCTTGATGAATCATCTCGTATTGACTAATTAGATAACTTTCCGCTTCGATGAGTTCTTTTCGAACGTTAAGAGTTCTCCATGGATAAGTATCAAATCCCCACACTGTGACTATTATATCGTTGTGGTTAATATTTGAACCATACCTGTTCTTAAACTCAGCGTTAATATCTAAAAATTCTTTACCATTCTCTCCAACTAATTTACTGTTGCCCCAACTGGGTAAATGTCCAACCTGTCGATAAATTCTAGCACCATAAAACTTTTCATTATCGGCACTCATACCGTACTTAATAGTAATGTTATTGCGAATTTCGTAGATGTACTTGTCAATACCAAGTTGTTTCACAACCTCGCAAATTTCCTTAGGTTGTGACATACCTTTTAATGGGAATGTATAAGGAGTTAGTTTAGTCCAATCAGTTTTCATTTTATACCTCTATTACAATGTTAGGGTTCCAGCCACTCTCTGGCTCGTAACCTTCATAGCCACGAGGGTTGCAAACAATACGTGTCTCCCCAACGACATAGTCGAAAGGATGATGCGTGTGTCCATGTGTCCACAATTTGATCTGTGGGTGATCCATAATGAACTCGCTCAAGTCACTGCTGTAAGCACCGTTCATTAGGTGTTCATTAGCATACTGTTCATGAGTAGACAGTTTGCTAGGACTGTGATGTCCGACTACAACAAACTTTCTATCATGTTGTTCTGCAACAACTGTTTTAATGTATTGTAGCATCTTCTTATGACGAACGCAAGTGTCTGCGGGCTTGAGCCTAGTATAACCTTCGTTCTCTTTGAGAATCACACGGAAGTCACTCATCATGTCGCGCACGGCATGCAGAGTCAACGGGTCACCTTTGTTCATGTCAGTCCAAAGTGTGCCACCAATAAAGGTAACATCGTCAATGGTCTTGCACTCTTGTTCCAAGAAGTAGACGTTAGGGAACTTTGCGCACTCGCCATGTAAAACTTTTAATGTACGTTCCCACTTGCCGTGATAGAACTCATGATTACCTGCAATATAAATCACATGCGGGAACTGAAAACTCACACGCTTTAAGAAGTCACGGAATCTCTGCACACGCTCTTGCTTACGTCCAAGATCTGCAACTGCGCCCGCTGACCACGGATCAAAAGCAGAAGCAGGATGGTCGTAGAGTTCTTCAGCAATCATAATGTCGCCAGACAGTATCAAGACATCACAGCCTTCTTCGTTTTTAATGTTGATGTCACTGAACTCTAAATGGAGGTCACTGACCAGTTTGATCTTCATATTCTTTCTTTCGTTGTTGACGCTCTGCCTCGTGATGATCACACAGAGTCTTAATCCACCCACCTTGTCTACTTTTACCAGGAGCTCCACATTCTTCACAACTACGACTTGCCCAGGCCTCGGCTATTCGTACCATGCCTCGGATCTCGTCATCACCGCCGTTGTAGTAGAAACGTAGGCCGCCGAACTTTTCTTTAATCTGTGCCACAGTTACTTGTGGTACAACTTCCAACTGCTTGTTCTTCCAATCAATATGATGTTGAATGTTACTACACAGTAGTTCGATGATAGACCACCAACCTTCACCACAGGCAAAACCACCATAGGACTCTGCAAACATCTTTGGAAAACGTTCTTCCATCTGTTTAGCAAAAGCATCATACTTTTCAAATTCATCACTCATTGTACTGCCTTGACATAATTTAATCTAGTCACATCATTTTGATGTTTCCAGTGTTTGCTATGATCTTTAACTTTGGCTTTGACTATAACACACGGACCAATTTTAAGATCTGTCTTATTAAGCCACGATGCCATCTTACTGTTTATTATAGCAGAAATATTGTAGCCTTCAAAGTTTTTTGACTTAGTTGACTCAAGTATTTCACAATCTAAATCTTTAAGCTGACTACCTATCTCTCCCAAATAGCCGCCTTCAACACTTCGAGCTACTTTTTTAATTTTGTTTTGGGCCCGGTCTCTAGCGTACACACTTGGGAGGCAGGCAATATAGCCAAAGTTTTTACTTTCAATATTTTCTGCATTCAAGAAACTGTTAATGTTAGTTTGGAACTCATTATCCCCGGCAATAGCTGAAAACATTAATCGTTTAAAATACTGTTGTATTTCTTCTGCCATTGCAGTATCTTCGGGTAAGACTTCAAGTGCTACAGGTTTGTCTTTTGGATCAGCAGTCCAAATAAGGGGATGTGCAGTGACTAACATCAACATCTTGTTAGTTTGTTTTGTGCCCATGTATATATTATCAGCGGAATAGACAGCATGTGGTTCTTTAAGATACGAGCCGTTGATTCGCTGTGCTGAACAGGCCAATTCCAAAACTTGCTGTAGGGGAAATTCTTTTGCCACGATGCGCTCCGTGCTGTTAGTATGTGTGTATTTTAATAGAAAACTGCCATCTTGTCAACCGTTTCCAAGTTCAAAAAAACTTTTTTTAACAGCTTACGGATAACAGGGTGATTGAGATGTTCAAAAGTTTCAAAGTATGCAAATAAGTTTGGACTTGCGTACAAGCCTTTTGGACGAACATTAGCCAATCGGCTTGCACGATGTAGGTACTGTATGCTACGTGTCCTGCCCAAATTTCGAATTAGCTCAATAGCAATGCTTAGTGCATAGGCATCTATCTCATCAGGGTCTCTGAGATAGCTGGCAGTAGATTCAAGATCAACAATATATGGATTGGGCAAATAATTTCTAGCGCGACCCTGTTCTTGGTGTCGTAATTCATGAACTACTGCATCATACAGTTGAACAAGAAATTGTCCAACTTGAGAGTGTTCAAAAAACTCTTCTAAGTCAATATTGTGGTATACTATTACTTCTATAGGGCACTCATTTTCATGATCAGCTATACTGTCATAAAATGCATTAATATAAAATTCATTAACTTCTAACGTCTTTATTCTTTTAGTATGTATAACTAAATCTAAAGATTTAAAGTGTTTGCGGATTTTTACCAATAGGCTGCGAAACTTAGAACCGGTATGGGCCTCAGTCATTATACTTGTACATATACTGCGAACCGCATGAAGATTAGTATTCACACTATAGTCTATATGTTATACGGCCTTTGGTTAGATCATAAGGACTCATTTCTATTTTAACATTATCCCCTAGGATAATTTTAATCTTATGTTTCTTCAATCGGCCTCCCATGTAGCATAGTACTTCATGTGTAGTATTTACTCTAACTTTAAAAGTTGAGTTCGGTAACACATCCACTACTGATCCAGTAAGTTCAATTAGTTCGTCGTTTTTAGCCATTACTTTTAGTGATAATGAGTGCGCCGTTTTCTACCTTGACATTTAGTGTGTCACCTTCCTTCCAGCCCTGTGCTTCACAAATTTCGGGAGGTATCTTCATCATAACATTATCCGGATCTCCGGGAATGTCTTCAAAAATTTCTTCAGCTTTGAATGTTAGTGTCATTTTTTATCTCGGTGTTATTGACTGCTTGACTATCTCCAGCAACAATTCTATAATTGTCTTCTACACTGTCTACAGTACTAACTTCAAAAATCATACTGTTAGGTTGCATGGCAATCAGTTGGTGAGGTTGTAGTGGAGGATTATGCCAGGTATCGCCTTCCTTTAGCAAAACCTGCTTTAACTCCGCAGTCTTAGTATCTATGTATCTTAAACTAAATTGTCCTGCATTTACAAACCAAGTTTCATCTTTGTCCTTGTGAAAGTGCATACTAAATTTTGCACCTACTTGCTCAAAGCATAGTATTTTCCCACAATACTTTTCAGTGGTGGCCCAAATCAACTCATAGCCCCAACCTTTTTTAACATATCCAGTTAACTGTGTCATTCTAAATCACCTTTTGATTCTACTACTGACCAACCTAACTTGTATAGGTCGTCTTGAATTTCTTCTGTAACTACGCCTTCTGATACATAACCATTGGCTCGACGACCATCTAAGCCGTAGCCATTTTCGCTATTACCAATACCACTACAGTACCAATCGATGTAATCACCTTCTTCTCGCATGTCAGCAATGATGCCGCCTGCTGATCTCCAGCTGGCACTCCAATATTCTTCTTTAAGAATGGGCCACATCTCACGTTTGCAGAATTCGTTGTTGCAAATGGCTGCATAGAGATTTTGAGCGTAGCTATCGGACTCTCGAACCTTGGCCAGTATCCAATCAGTTGACCGAAGATCATATTGCATGTTATTCTTCTGCCAAGCAGGATCAACCATGTTTTCTTCATCCCGCTGGCGATAAGATTTATAAAGATTGAGATAATCTTCGTTAGGTTCTTTACCTTCTTCTTCACAGCGTTTGATATAATTCTCCGCTTGAAAAGTATGTCGTTCCGGGCTTTTTGAAATAGTCATGCTGTATTATACATGATACTTTAATTTTGGTCAATGATTATGGTGATCGCCGTGACGCCAACTTAGCGGTGTTAACCAGGCAATTTCTGGTATATTCCTTGCTACTCCGTCCCTATGCCCTAACCAATTTACTAAGCCATTTACATGAATAGTATAAACAACACTCGGGGCAATACCAAATAACACAAGTCTGGGATCAATAACTGCCAATAGTGCTACTGCGATAAAATGTATTTTAACTTGATTTCTGTGTAAAAACAATAGCCATTTACTTCTGGCCATATCTCGAACAGACACAGGACTTATTTCTACATGTTTCCACATCAACAAATAAACTCTCCACCACCCAATATGGGTAGGGCTATGTGGATCTTTAGCGGTATCTGAATACTTGTGATGGTGACGATGTAGTACAGTAAAATTAAACGGCCCGCCTGCTGCTGTAAACAAGTTAATTAAAAACGCATATATACCGTTGTACCACGTGTCTTTATATGTTCGGTGACTAATATACAAGTGGCCACCGTGTCCAAATAGTGCAAAGAAAATATAACCGCTTAATATTGAAGCTATTACATATTGCCATGCAAAGTCATAGTAAACTAATCCAGCAGCTAATGCCAAATGGTGAAATAAAACTATTGATTTATTTCTATGAGTTTTAATAAATTTGTTTAATTCTTGTAGTCTGGGCATAATTTTTCTATTTTTCTAAGCATAGCTTTCCACATCAATACTGTGCTTTTATTGTTTGATCCGTGCATTGATTCGTCTAATGATCTATTTATTGTAGAATGGTCTATTAAAATTGGTTTTTTGACACATAGGGCCTGTATAGAACACGCACTTTCTAGCATATACATTCTACTAAAACAGCTTGGAATATTGGCTGCTGTTGCAACTAGCCCGTGATTTCGTAATATTAATATATCATTGTTACCTAAATCGTCTACTAATCTTTTCTGTTCGTCCTCCCAAAAGAATACGCCTTCGTAATCGTGATAGCTGACACTGTTGATAATAGTTAAAGACTGTTGTGATATTGGAAGCAACCCGTTGGGATCTGCACTCACTGCCACGCCTGCAGGAGTATGTGTATGAATGATACAGTTTATATCTGTACGTTCTTTGTGTAAAATATTATGTAAAGTTAACGCAACACTGTTAACTCTACCATCAGTAATCTTTTCACCGCCAATATTAACTTTGACTAAATTACTTGCTGTAACTTCTTCAAAAAGCAGCCCATAAGAGTTGATCAAGTATGCAGATTCTTCGCCAGGCACTCTAACAGTAATATGCGTGAATATATTGTCACTCCAACCTAGCAAGTCAGCTACCCTGTATAAGGCAGCTAACTCACACCTTATTTTCCACTCGGCTTCCGTCATTTGAAATCAGCTTTATAATATATTTCATCGGATCAGTCTCATACCATTTTCCGTGTATGTCACAGGTATATAGATTAGGTTTAGCATGATGCGTGTTATGTAATCCGTTTCCAAAAGTTAATATGTTAACAAACAAACTGTTATGACTATTGTCCTTAGTGTCGTATGTTCTATACCCCCACATATGACCGATTGAGTTTATCATACCTGCTTCGTTAAAAAATCCTGCATTTGGAAATGCAAATAAAAAAAGCAATGGATAAATGTTACCAAGCACTAGACTTGCTACTATTAGTAATAAAATCCAAGAATAAAAAACTTTAAAATAATTTCTGTGTAGGAATACAATCTGTTGATCTTTTACAATGTCTTTCATCAACATCATGTTAGGCCTATTAGTAGTAGTCCACGATCGTAACCATGTAGTAATAATTCCGTGATGTAACGGACTATGCGGATCAGCCGCTGTGTCGCCGTGAGCATGATGTATCCTGTGTGTAGCTACCCAAAGTAACACACTACCATGCCCTATTAAAGTTGCATTAATTAAAAGATATTTTCGTATCCACGGACTAACAGAAAAACTTCTGTGAGTAAAATATCTATGAAAACCAATGTCAGCACCGATCTTTCCTATGAATACATATGACGCAATACCTAATAATAAACACAGCCAAGTAAAATCTGTTACTATCCAGTACATAATAAGTGCGTGAGAAATTATAAAATTAATTTTTAATTTTTTTGCAACGGATCCGCCTAACCATTTATCTGGATTCATTTTGCGTTAACTAATTTTTCAACAATAGCAACGATATCACCTACATTTTTAATACCCTCGGCTGAATCGTCGGGAATCTCAATATTGTATTCGTCTTCTACTGCTAGTGCAATTTCTACTACATCTAGTGAGTCTGCGCCTAACTCTTCGAATGTAGATTCTAGTGTAATAGTGGACAACGGTTTGCCCACTTGTTCTGCCATCAATTTAAACAAATTGTCTTTTACGTTTTCCATTTAATTTCCTTTAATATGCGTATCTAAATTTTTCAAAATATTCTTGTGTAGTAATCATCTTACTATCGATAATGATACCCGGAGTCTCATAGCCAATGTTTTGTAATCCTTGGGTTCCTCTGTTAAGAATGTTATCAAAATTGCAAGTTTGTCTAATCATTACACGTTTGCTACAATCTTTAGTTGGTCGACGATGTACAGTAATAGTTTGATCCATGAATACTAGATCTCCGTTATTCCAGTCTTGGTGATATACATATTCATCTTTTAAGAAATGATTCATGATAAATTGTAATATCTCATCGCTGTCTTGTTGACTAAACCCTTTAAAATGAGTTAGGGTATTATAGCTAAGTCTAATTCCTTTTCGGCCTCCTGGGCTAAAGCATACTATAGGAACTTCACTGTTGTCAATGGGACACATGTTCATTCTTAAAATATTATCTTGACTAGCATTCAATCCTGGCGCCATTTTACCAGGAGTGTACTTATGTACGCCGATAAGGTTATCAATAATAGTTTTCCATTCGGGCGTTAGTAACTCATAGGCATCAGCAGTTTGTAAAAATTCGGTAGATGTGCCCACTGTGCCTTCTACAGCTTGTAACAGGATCATCGGCACAAAATTTCCCGTGCCTTGTCTATCACTATGCCAATCCAACTCACCCTCAGCAAACATACCGATGTAATCTCCCTCGTCGTCCTTCATACCAGTGACGCGGATCATACCTGGGTATTCTTCTAACCCTACTCGAATCTTTCTAAGTTCACGCAATGCTTTTAAATCTTTTCTATCTAATTGATGATTTTTACGCTTTTCTTCAACCATCTTATATGCACTTTGATCTTGGCCGCCGAAAGGATCTCCAAACAATTGTGCAATATGATTCAACCTTGCAGGAGAGACTGTGCAGTTTTCTGCATTGACATACACTACTAGTTGGTCTACGACTATCTTACCTAGTTCTTTAATGTCGTTATCACTGCAAGTTTTTAAATCTAAATCATAAACTTCTACGCCTAAACTACCAAAACCATTTAATTTTTTAGTTTTCATCTTAGTAACCTCCCTCGTTTAATTTAACATGCTCTGCCATAGGTGCCACTTTAAAATCTTCAGTTAATCGGCCTCTTCTTGTATTATTCGGCAGCGGTACACCGTCCGGATTTCCTAGTGTATCCCAATCTGCAATTTTAAACCAAATGCCACTTCGATGCATGAGCTTGCCTTCACTTCTTGGATCTAATGGAAAAATAAAACTACTATCTTCTGGGTTTGTATTTTCGTATATAGGTCTGTTGCGCCAGCTTTCGATATAGTCTACACTAACTCCTACTTGGTCTGCAACTAATTTGATTAACCCGTTCATTGAGTAGTTTGTGCTAATTGACAGGCGATGCTCTCCGGCAGTTTCATCGAACATACTACGTCCTAATTTACCAACATTTTTAATCCTGCATAGAGCATGTTGTATTCCTTTACGCTGATAAAGTTCTAGCATCCTTGCAGGAGCTTCGTCGTTAACGCCTTTTACAATAATAGTTCCAGTATCTATAACAAATTTATTAGAAACTAAATTTTCTAACGCTTGTATCTTCTTTACAGAGCAACGCATTTCGTCTATAGATTCGTACCAATCATCGTTATCTACTCCGTTTAAACTTAGGTAAACGTGATTAAGTCTGTTGTCTTTTAATTCTCTAACATAATCATTATTAGCTAATCTTAATCCGTTAGTTAACAATGTAGCTCTATGACCAGTTTCTCTAATTCGTCGTATAATACTCGGTAGGTCTTTTCTTACAGTAGGCTCTGCGCCAACGATTCGTATCATTGTTCGCTTTGGAAATTGTTTTATTGTTTCAATTAATCTATCTGCATCCATGTCCGGAATGTCTCGGTTAGGGACATAACAATTTTTACAAGTCATGTTGCACTTATGTGTAATATCTACCATGACATCGCTGAAATGATTTTTAGAAGGTTCTAATTCATAATAATTCATTTATTATTCTCGTATTGTATTCACAATGCTCAAACTTACCAAGCAGTGCCATTCTTGTTCCACTAAATGTATTTTCAACTGAGTGCTTATATGATCCATTTATGAACCAAAGTTCACCCTCTTTCATTAGATATTCTGAGCCCGTTTCAAACTTAAATTTATGAGATCCGGTAATTACACATACAAATCTTAAAGTATAGGGTTCATCTAAATGGAAGGGTATTGTGTTACCTTCATCTAGAACTCCAAATCTTAAATGGTGCACACCTTGTAACTCTTTAATTTCATTAGGTAACTCAATGTTATCAATATATCGCTGATTGTAAAACTCTGTAAGCTGATTATAATTTACAATTTCTGTGCCTGCAATGTTTTTTTCTGCTCGTTGATTAAGTGCAAGTTCACTAGTATTAGGAGCAGCCATTGCAACATTTTGAGCGTACTTAATCCACTCGCATGGAACATTTCCTAGTTTAACAGCCTGGGGAAGTTTTTTACTTTTGGCATACATTCTAAGGGTTTTTATAGCACTCATACATTTACTTATTAAATAACGTAGTGGGAATTTTAAATCATGAATGTTACAGATCTTTTAGCAGCCGAACTTAATCTACCATTTGATTATGAAAAAATCAAATTAGAGATGATATCGTTAAGACAATATTGGAAGTATACGCCACCGTACAAGGCTCACATTGACAATGCAATGGCAGGACAAGTGTTTAAATCAGAAACCGATGAGCTATACAAAAAGATAGACTATATCGATGATGACGGCACAACGCACGTACACAACGGCATGCAAGGGCAATATATTTTTTATCTAAGAGAAAATACACACAATCCTGATGCAGAAAAATTTATAATTACTAAATCTCTTCCAACAGATTCGTGGAGTTGGATAGAAAAATATAAAAGTAATATGCCTTATACTATAGAATGTATTGAGAGTTTGCCGTATATTCACGTTGGTTGCATTAGGGTATTTGTTACAGAAAATACATTTTTTCCCACACATCGAGACTATGGAGTAGGCGGGCCGCCTATTCTATCTACCGAATATGCTAAAACATTAGGGTTAAGTATTATTCCAGATACGGGCAATATTCCTATGCAAATATATTCCTATACAAACAAAGAAGTTTACAAAGTTCCGGGTAATGCTATGCTGTTTAATGATAGTGCATTTCACGGCGTTGGATATACTCCCGGTATTCGTATAACAATTAGAGTGTTCGGCAATATTAATTTTCAAGCGTTTTTACCTTACATCAATACAAAACAAGCGTTCTATTAATTTAGATAAATATTGCTAGTAAAATACAGGAGTTTTTCCATGGCCATTAAAAAAATTATTACTAGTACTCTTCCAAATAAGTTTGTTAAGCATTTCTTTCAACTTGAAAGTACTAGTCCTATTACAGCAACGCTTACAGATCTTTCTCGCACCGCATTTTTTGAAGAAAAAATTATGTCTATGTTAAAATATAAAGATGTTTTAACAATTCGTACAGAAACTGTTTGGGTTAGCAGAGAAGACTGCGATCAAAATGATGAGTTAGTGATTGCTAGTCATCCAGATTATGTAACTAATCGTACTGCGTATCATACAGAAAATAACATCACTTGGACTATCACATACGAAGACGTTTGATCCAATATAACGAAGACCATGAGATACACTAAAATAAATATTTCATGTCACACAAATTCTACGTTAAAGAAGTCCCAGATCCTTATTCAGTATGGGGGTGGATCAAACAGAATACTGATATCGAACGTCGGGCACGATCTTTGCAGTCCAAGGTAGATACAACACGTCTTATCAACTTAAATCACACATTTGACATAGACGACCTATCCAAGACTACCCTAAATGCACTTGATAAGTTCGGTTTCCTTGGATGGAGATCTGATGACGGGGACGGTAGGGAATACGGGGGATTAAGCCTAGCATACAATCCTGAATATACTGAAGACTGTGATCCTAACCAACAAACATTAGGTACTGTAAAAAATAACGGTAATGAGTTTTTTTACGGGCAAATTCAAAAGTTTAAAACCATAAGAAACAGCTATTTTGATACACTTGCATTTAGACATTATCCTCCATGTGTAACAGAAACTGGTCTGAAGGATTTTTTTGACAGTTTTAAAAGCTCTAGTGTAAGAGCAAGATTAGCAGTTATTAATGCACAATATGTCACTGAAGAAGCTAGACCAAAGTTTGGGTGGCATAAAGATGAAACAGTCTTTGAAAATTTAAGAATCAATATACCTATTAAGACTGACGAAACATTTATGTTTCAACTACTTAATCAAACACCTGAACATTTGCACTATGGGAATATGTATTCATGGGATACGTATCTTCCACATAGAGTATTTCCAAATACTGACGAAGTAAGGAATAGAATACATCTAGTGTTGGGATTTTGTCCTTGGTTTGATTACAACGCAGAAGAAGACAGTTGGACCAGTAATGAGTTTTACGGTGAAATGCATCCAATCGACATGCTTGTTGAAGGACATATTCACGAAAAAATTAAGGGCATAAAATAAATGCAAACAGAAATTTTAACACTTGATTATAAAGATCGAGTAGTTGGACTTTTGAAGAACAGACAGAAGTTTAGCAAACAAGATAATCAGGACTCTGTATTAGATAATTTAATTGCTCGAACTGAATATGCATTAACTGAAGGTAATAGAGATCGAATAATAGGAGCAGTAGAGAATAACGAGCTTGTGGCAATTTTGGCTCAATCATTTTCAACTACGATTCCTATATGGATTATGCAATATTATGCTACTAAAACTAACAACATATTGATTGGTAAAGGGTACGGTGCCGGATTAGAGTCGTGCTTTGCTAAGGCCATGGCTGATGCAGAAGTTATAGGCATATATGACTTTTGGTGGAGTGTTCCGTTACAGTATGCAAAGAATGGTCCGAGGATGCAAAAGTATAGTCCTAACTGGATTCGATATGAAGTCTATACTGATGTGGTTGTACCTGCTAATGAGTTTCCAAAATATGAAATACATACCCAAGCCTATGGAAAAATACCAAAACCTCATAGTGTGTTTATTAGACATGCAGTATGCAAGCAAGAATTTAGATCTGTTCCTCTGACAAGATAGCAAAATCTTTATATTTAAGAATACTTCTGTTGATTAACTCTGCATGTCTGTTTTGATCTAAATCCCCCATTAGATAAACTAATAGTTTTTGATGCGGAACAGTTTCGTCATTACCGTGGCCGCATGAGTAACACCCCATTGCCCATCCTGGTGAACTTGCAGGCAGACTAACGTATCTTTTACCTACAGATTTAGATGCTACATAGAAACTATCTTTATGCATATCACCATCTATTAACAGTCTATATACACTAGGTTCATTTTCGACATAATTTTTCTTTTCACTATCAGTCGCATTTAGCGGCATATCTAAATGTAACGGAACTACTCCAGTAGAACTCATAATAGAAACTGCTTTTAATTTTTTAAAAGGTAACTGTGTTACTATGTACTCTACAAGATTTGGGCAGTGTTTTTGAGCACCCTCAGTCCAATTCCAGTTGTCGTCTAGATTTTGTCCTTCCCAATCTGTTCTTGTAGATGATGGATACCTTAATCTAAATGTGTTCCATGCATATTTGTAGTGCTGTCTCTGTTCTGATAATACTATGCGTTCTTCAGGACTAGCGTTGGGAACATAGTCAAACAATGTACCTATGTTTTCTAAGGTAACTTCTTTTTTAATTGGGGGTAAGTCTAATGGTACCCAGAGTATATTTTTCATAAAACTATTTAACAACTATTTTTTTTACTAAATATTTTCCATGAGCCTACCCTACACTATCGACAACCATTTTACGTTTGGCTACAACGGTGTTCCATTTGCAGAAAAAAAGAATTATGAAACTGATAAATTTTTCTGCACATACAGCAGGTGTTCAAGAACACCTAGTACCTTTAAAGAAGAATGTATAAACACCGCTAAAGAAGTAGCCAACCAAGCAGAACAGTTAAGTAGAATTCCTTACATTTTTTTAAGTGGCGGGCTTGATAGTGAAGTTGTTGTTAAAGCATTTATTGATGCAGGTGTAGACTTTAAAGTTATTAGTTTTAAATTTAAAAATGACCTAAGCTCTCATGAAATACATTATATTGATAAGTTTATTAACAAGCACGGATTGAATCACAGTTATTACGATATAGACCCTAATTGGTTAACCTCTAACGAAGTGGATGGATATTTTGAACAATCGAAATGCTCACAAAGTGAAATGTTGCCGCACATGAAATTAATAAAACATGTTTGGAATAATTTAAACGGATTTCCTGTACTGGGTAACGGTGACTTGTATGTGTCTAAAGATATATCGATTGATTGGATATTTGATAAAAGTAAACCTAAATATCAATGGAACTACATAGAATACGAATATATTCTTGCGTGGAATAGATTTGCTGTTAACAATAATATACTAGGGTGCCTAGGATTCTTTATGCATAATCCTGAAATAGTGTTAGCTATGATCCAAGATCCAGTCATGCACAAATGTGTGTATAATGAAATAGCCTACAAGATGAGCAGCAGATCAACTAAAACTGTTGTGTATATTAAAAGCTGGAATGATTTAGAACCAAGATTAAAATTTCACGGCAGCGAACAGTTAAGCGGGCTTTGTATGGACCTAAACAAGAAGTATTCTAAAAAATTTAGAACCACTGGTACTTGGGAAATACCTATTAAAGAATTTGAAGAAATGCTAGAACCAAAATGATAAAACTTTTAGACAAAACTAATATTGAAGACTTTAAGTCACTATTGTCTAACATAGATACAATTATGGGGCAAGACTTGTCAGAGTTTATACCCTGGGCTGGAAAATCTCGTCGAGAAATACTGGTTGATAAAATAATTCATGATTGGCTTATGTGGGGCAGTAAGAGTAGGAATGCAATTGGGTGGTTTGAAGATGGTAAATTACGAACAGTATTATGTCAGGATTTTTCAATAACAGTCAAAGCATGGTCTATGAGCTATTATTTTTCAGACTACAAAGACTATCGTGCTATACATACAGGAACTGCCTGTGGAGAGTATGCTATTGCAGAAGCAGAACGTGTAGGATACTATGAATACTATCGTGTAATAGAAGCAAGTAAAATTAAAGTGTTTGATCGAGCATGGAGAGATACTATCCGTAAACGATATGTTATGGTAGTAGACGAAATAGTACCAGCATTAGAAAAGCCAATCACCACACACTCATGGGATTGGCTCTTCGAAATGAATTCTAAAACTATAGATAGTGCTATTGTTAAAGGTATCCTACTCCCAGAATACAGAAAATTTAATTAAAGAACTTTGCCAACCATTTTTTAGTATTTTCAGTACTGTCTCGGTCGGCTTGAGCATTGTATTCAATAGTTCGAGGTCTTACATAGCCGCCGTTACCAACAGCATTCATCGTAGCACTGAATCCTATATCCCATCCGTGATGAGCACCTTCATAAACTTGGTAGTCAAATTTATCAGATTGGAATCTTGCATGGCCTGTACACAACCATTCTGGTGTCCAGTTATCAAGTTTGCCTAGATGCATCTGCATTGGCCAAGCCGCTTCCCAATCTGTAACAACATCATAATGACAGTACGGGTAGAATGCTACAGCTGAACTAATTAGTTGTTTAGACTTTTGTACATACTCGCTTGTGCTAGCAATATGTATTACTTGAGCGCCATGACTGAATCCTACTGCGGCTGGTTTACCTTTATTCCAAGGTTGCTTCATAATCCATTCGGCAGCTACAAACATGTCGTCAACACGCTCATAAGGTTTCTTAGACATATACTCGTAGTTATAACAAGCTTCGCCCAACCATCGAGGACCGAAGCTATCAACTACTACAACATTATAGCCCCATTCTTTAAATTTATTGAACCAAGAACTAGCATAAGGTTTAACGCCGCCGCAACCGTGTAAGTGGATCACAGTATGCTTATTTGCATTATTGCCATAGACCCGAACGCCAAACTTCTGTTTTTCGTTTTTACTATTTAGATAGGTAATAGTATCTCCAAAAAACGAGTTGTTAAATTGAATATTAGTTTGAGCAGATGCTGTTCCGATTAAACTTAAACAAAGAAAAATTCTAATCAATCCGTTCATAGTTAAATACCATGTTGTTAATATACGTATATAATAACACACTTCATACCCCTTGTCAACATTAATGGAAACCAAAACTTGGATACCCGGAACCGATGCAGAACTTGATGCATTGTTTAACCAATTAAGAGAAACACATTACCAAGATCGAACACACCGACTTTGGAAAAATTACGGGCTCGAATCTATGTCTTTTGCCGTTGCTCTAACCATCTGTTTTGACGATGCTGGTACTCCAGAATTATGCTCAAGTATTGGCAGCAGATTGTGTTGGCCAAAGGGCGTGTATCGCATTATGAATAGATGCTGGAAGGCAAATAACAAAATAGCGTTTCCAAGAAAAATGAGTCCTAGTTTTGGATTGACTGCTATAAATCAGTCAGAGTGGTTGTACAAGAATACAGACTGTGAATTGCACTTTATCAGTAGAGAAACTCCAAATTGGGAAAAATTTGTTATAGATGAGTTCAAGTGGCAGTATAACATTGATTGGAAAACAAATGGACATAAATACTTAACTTGCTCCAACGAAGCCGACAATTCTTGCTGGCAAACAATAGTATATAACGGTAACCAGGAATTATTAAAACTGTGGAAACATCAACCTTAGAAAGATTAAAGAATACTTACACATTGTTACCTTTGCATGTGGGGGCAATCTGGGCTATCTATAACATCGTAAATGGTGTTGCACCGGCATGGTGGCTAACTGCAACCGTTTTAGGTTACATCTGTTTTAAAATGTTAGGAGTAGGTGCTTGTTTTCACAGGATGATGAGTCATAAAGCATTTGAAACATATCGTATAATAAAATTATTTGCCCTGTGGTGCGGAACTGTAGCAGGACAAGGTAGCCCCGTATTTTGGACAACAATACATCGAGGATACCATCATAGATTTTCTGACACTGATAAAGACTTGCATAGCCCTAAAGATGGATTTTGGCATGCATATTTCTTATGGTTGTTTAGAATAAATTATGCTACACTAAATTTAAAGTATGCTATTAACGTACTGAAAGATAAAGACGCAATGATTTTTCATAATCATTACAACAAGGTTTTTATATTCAGTCATTTAATTATTGCTTTGATTAGTTTCGATCTATGGTTGTACTTTATGATTTTACCATGCATGATAGCGTTTCATAGTTTTGCTATTCAAACCAGTATTGTTCATTATCCTAAATTAGGATATCGCAGTTATGATACGAAAGATACCAGCGTTAATGTTCCATGGATTTGGCCCGTAAGCACAGGAGAGTGCTGGCACAATAATCATCATGGTGATCCAGGCAATCCAAACTTTGGTCACAAACACTGGTGGGAATTAGATCCTACCTATTGGCTTATCAAACTTATTAGAAAGTCATAAAGCGCCAGTCGCTTGTAACAACGCTACTGTTTCATTAAAATTATATTTCCTAGACGATAAACATAGAGCAACACGGTCAACTGGTCCGTTCTCTATCGGCTGCACCGAATGCGGTTTTGTTACATTTAATAGCCATATTTCACCTGATGATGCTACAAATTTATCTTCTGCATTTAGATCATGTATTGAAAATAAGTAGCCATTAGTTTGAGTTTTAAGTTGTTCCTTTCGAGGAGCATCAGTGTTGAATGAATAAAATTGTGTTACGCAGTTGCTGGTTTTAATATAGAAATTAATAGTTGCCATAATATTACTATCAGTATGCGGCGGAATGTACGTGTTAACTTGCATAACTGATATATCGAAAAAATGGCGATTCTCTTTAGGAATTAAATTAAACAGAGATTCCTTAAGGGTAGTGTCGGTCTTTGAGTATTTGATGCCTTTAAATACGCCATTTACTTCCATTCCATAGGAATTAGTAGTTTCATCTATCGAATAGTTAGCTAAGTCTAGATTATTTTTTAATTTTATAAAATTCATACGTCTATTTATATGGGGTTAAATACCCGTATGAAATATTACAAATACCTTGACTTAAATTATCAAAGTGTTGCTGACAAAATAACAATATTTTTAGAATCACGACCTGAACTTGTTGCGCCAGGCCGAGGTGCTTGGGTTGCGGCACCTAGAGAAATTGTTAAAGAAGTTCCGGAATTGTTCACTATGTTTAAACCTATGGGACTAGACGTTACAATGGTTGGATTTTTTATCATGCACTATAAGATAGGAAGTATACACACTGACGGTACTGATGTGCCTATCAGGGTAAATTTTCCAATACTCAATTGCGACGATACCGAAACTAAATATTTTAAAGCATCTGGACCAACGAAGTCGCAAGCACAACCTAACGGCAATAGTTTTGTACAATATCATCCAGACTATTGTGAAGTTGTGGATAGTTTTAGATTAACGCAGGCTGTTGCTATGCGTGTGTTAGAACCGCATCAGGTAGTTGTTAATCACGACCGGCTACCAAGAATATCTTGCACAGTTGCGTTTAAGCAGGATATAAGTTACTTGTTGGATTAATCGTTTAATAGATATTCGATGTCTTCTGCAAACTCAATTGTTAGTGCCAATCTTGGAACCTTTTCTCCTACATGTACAGAGTGAGGTTCGGATATTCTTATCGCAGTTGGTCTATCTAACACAAGAGTATCAGCTAATTCACACTCGGATTCTTTAAGATAAAAATACGGAATGTCAGTTCCGGGAATAAATTCTACTGTTGATTCTGATGTTGTACGCCAAAATTTAGTTTGTGAATATTCACAATTTAAAATGGGGACATTAATTCTAACAGGGATGCTTGTGTGGTCTCTATGTATTCCAGGATCGGATCTATCCGGAGTAACGGCTGTAATTAAAGATATGCGAGTCGGCGTAATATTTAATGGAGAAAACATTGTTATTATTTCAGGAACATGTTTAGAAAAATTTTCAAAATTAATATTTGTCCAAAAAGATTTAATTTTATCTTTATGAAATGTTGCGTACTCAAGTGTTTTTTTTGCTACTGTCTCAAATTCTAAATCTAATTTTTTATAATATATCATTTTTAAAAAAGTTATTGTAAATTTCTTTAGCTTGTTCCCATCCGTAATCATCTATACGTATGCATAAGCATATTCGATTCTCAGCATCTTCATTTTTAACACCGTGCGGTAGTCCTGTTCTGACCAGTGCAACTTTACCATCAGTCCAACGATCCATAGGTTCTAATGTTAGACCTTCATACGTTTCGTATATAATTCTAGTTGGATCATTTGGGTGCCTGAACATCTTACTACCCTCATCGGGTCTTTTAAACCAAGTCATTGTGCCCTGGCCTTGACACAGCACATTAAAGGAATAATGATGTGTATCGTCCTCTGTTACATAATCTGTATGTATATTTTCATTTAGATTACCAGATTTACGTAAGAACAACATTAGGTAGTCTCGTATACCATAGTTTTTTAGATACTGGAAAAATGGCTGTTTTAAAGCAAGCTCTGACATGACCAGAATCATACCTTTACCGTCATTCTCGTTGGCTTTCCTAATAATATAATCGAGATTCAAAATTTGATCTATATCTAAATTAAATTTGTAATAACATTCAGTCATACAGTATTTAATATTAAAAAATTCGAGTCAAAAAAATAGGACCCGAAGGTCCTATTTTAACTTGCGTACCAGATTTCTTTAAAGCCTTCTTCCTCAGTAGGTTCTTCCCAACTTGCAATCATACTGGCAATAACATGCTCGGGAATCTCTTTGCCCAGGCGACTAGACAATCTACGCATAAGTTCTGTATGCTCAGGGGTCTTAAACACTACAGCAATATGCTCATAGTCGGGCAACATGCGAAACTTTTTAGCACGGCTTGCTATAGTAGTACTAGTTTGATCCCAGATTATAGTATGGCCAAGCTCACGTGCCCTTACAACCTGTTTGGCCATTAGATCAACTGCTGTGGGCATATAGTCCGTAAACACTTCAGAATAAGTTTTACCTTGTCGTTGTGCTTCTAACTCTACCCACGAGTCTGTACTGACCACAGTTAGACCTAATGCCCAGATTTGATCTTTGATCCAGGTGCTTTTTCCAGCACCCGGAACTCCGACTAATTGATAACATGTTGACATACTATTCCTTACATTGTTGGCCCGTTGCCACTCTTAAAACCTACTGAGCCGCCTTCAGCTTCAATACGGGCAATAACATCTTCGAATAAGATAGGAGCAAAGTCCGGAGTTTGTTCTACACATACACAATGGTAACGAACATCGTTCTCGTCACTGTATAAGATAGCACCAGTCTTAGCATCTACCCCACGGGCCTTCTTCACACGGTTAGCGTGAGTGTGACCGTGAATGTTAGTACCAAAACGACCCATTGAATCACTATGTAACGGAATATGACTTAAAATCATACCGCTCATCACATGATAAGCACGTAACTCACGGAAGTAGGTCCTATACTCGTCGTCACGGAAGATGTCATGATTGCCGCGGATTAAGACTTTGTCCCCGTTTAAGCGAGCTAATGTCTTTAATGACTTACGATTGATAACCACATCACCTAAGTGATAGACTTTGTCAGTGGGCTTGACACGTTCGTTCCAAGCCTTGATCATAGCTTCGTCCATTTCTTCAGGACTATCCCATGGACGTAATTTTGTAACACCATCGTTACGAGTAAAGCGGCATACACCTGTGTGTCCAAAGTGTGTGTCGCTGACTAAAAATACACTTGGCATATTGCCTCCTTTCTTTAATAAGTTTCTTTTACAATATCATACTCTTCTGCAGGCCATTTAGCTTTGAACTCATCTGTCTTAACGTATTCGTTGTATGATTTAGCATCAAAGAACACTTTGTGAAATGCTGTTGTAAATGTACCTTTTGGGTTTATAGTCAAATAAACCGATTTTGCCTTGCCTGCCATAGTAGTCCTTTACTGTTTAGTATAACATTATAACACGGGCTTGCAGATCAGTCAACTGATTTAAACGTTCTCCAGTCATCAATATTTGGCTTTTCGTCCGGATCATAAGTCCAACCAAGGGCCTTCATCATACGATGCTTGACTAACAAATTTGGACTGCGGAAACGACCAGTATCTTCAAAACCCATCATGACTCCGAGCTCACAGACCGCACCCGATCTGCAAATGCCTGCGTAGCAATGAACAACCACATTCATGCGATTGTCCAATGCGTGTTGCAATAGACGAACAAGTTCTGTGGCCTGCTCATGACTACAACGCATAGCTTCTTCTAGTGCAAAGTCATTTTCTTCAATGTCCAAGAACTCAAAGTTGTGACGCTCTTTAAACTGATGTTTGGTTTCAGGGCGCCAGCTGGCTGGATCAACAATGCTGATCAGCATACTATTCTCTCCTGCCGCATGATGAAACCCAATTGGGATATCAGCGGCTGCTACATTTTCAATCCATGGCATTATATTCTCTCCTTTTTAACGCGGCCGATACGGCTCGCCTTGTTCCAATCGTAAGCAATGCCATCTGGGCATAGTCCATTTTTGATAGAGTCTACACCAAACATACCTACAATTTCAAATTCGCTACCTGTGATGCTGACAAAAGCATCCAATGTCTTAGCATAGGCCATTGCCGCATTTAAGTTAGGAAATTCTGTTTCTATTTTATTGTTTATTACTTTGTACATGTGTATATTATACGCTCAAAAAGAAACCCAGTCAACCTAAGCCGACTGGGTTCAGTGTTGTATTTCTACAACGAATTAGAGCTTGTAACGATCACTCATTACAGTCTTAAGCATGATGCCTTCTGGAGTGAACTGATCCAAGTCAGCGGCTAGCAAGCTAGTCATTATACTTGGGCTAAATCCACTTACCAATGCGGCACCACTCTTGTCTGCCTTAACAGGCACGTTATCTGAACTGTTTAGGTTCCAGAAAACAATCTGTGGCATGCTGTAGCCAGCGGCTTCGAACTTGCGTTCGATCATTGCCATTGCGCTGTCGTCGTGCTTGGCGCATTGGTTGAACTGCATGTCACTCAGGATCAGCAACATCTTTGGCATGTCGCCAGCTGGTACTGCGCCCTTAACCGCTACGTCTAGAATCTTGTTCATAGCCGCGTTTAGGTTAGTGCTCATGTCCCAATCACTCTTGCTCATTTGAGCAACCTTGTCAACAATGTTACCCTTTAAGGTAACAAGTTGTGGCTTGTCTGAGAAAGTCAAGAAAGTGTCCTTGAACACACCCTTGTTCTTATCTGCTAGGTACAAGCCCAAGCTGATTGAAACATCCATACAAGTCACACTAGTGTTATTGCCTGCTGGGCAACTCATGCTTCCACTAACGTCTACGATTGGCATGATGCTGGCATCTCCCACGTAGTTTGGCAAAGCGTCCCACTGTGCCACAATGTGGTCAGTTTCTGTCTTGTCCAACTTAGAACGGTAGCTACCAATAACACCCTTCAGTACATCATGTGGGAAGATTGCGTTGGCGTTAACCTTGACAGTCTTATCACCTGATACTAACTTAGCCACATACTCTGCGAACAGAGGAGTGTGACGTCCGAATGCCTTCTTGTAGTTGCGAGCAGCCACAGATGGAACATGCGAGAAGTTAATGTTATCCCAGTCGCCGGCACACATTTGTGTTTCAACAACTGTGGTCATTGCTACCAATGACTTGCGGTACTGCTTAGGACTCATTCCGAAGAATGCTCGTACTTCAGCCGCGATCTTGCCCTTACGTGGAGTCCACTTGGCAGCAAGACCATTTTGGGCACGAAGCGCATCACCTAACATTGTGTAGGCAGCTGTCTTCAGTGCAGGGGTTGAGAAGACAAAGATGTCATCCCAGCGACCAACTTCAGGTACCTTCTTCAGCAAAGCCAAAGCGGCATCTGGATCAGTCTTTTCCAAGTGAACCAAAAGGTCACGGAAGATTTGTCGTTCACCTGCACCACCACGGACATCACGTGCCCATTGTGCGATGCGAAGTGCAACGTCAGAGTTTTCTACGTAGGCCGCAGTGAATTCGCCAGTGATGTTCTTACCACGGCTTGCGCCGATCTTGTAGAACAGGTCAACACAGGCGTTAGCTGTTGACTTACGAGCCTTCATGCCATTGGCAGTACGGGCTTCTTGATTTGCGATTGCGTTTACAAATGCGTTCATTTTCTTTTCCTTTCAGTTTAGGCTTTAATTAAAACTTAGTTGCTGTAACTAAACTATCTATATTGTACATGATTATCAATCAATGTCAACTTCTTTTCATTCAAGTGTCCAAGTAATCTTCTTAGCGTGTTTCCACATACTCACAATTTTTTCCTTTGAAGGAAAATCTTTCAAAGTTCCTAATATCGGTTTCATTCCAAATCGATGAGTTGGATCCTTTGAATGGACTCCGTAGTTAACAGTATTATTCATATTACACCACCGATCAAATTTTGATAATAATACATCACTAGAATATGGCAGAATCAGTTCTTCTATTCGAAAAAATACTTGAGAATGAATATCTAACTGTGGTCTAACTAATCCGTTCTTTACTACTTGTATATCGTTATCTCTAAAACATGTCCAAAGATCTTTACCGACTGTGTGGTAACCTAATCTTAAACTACCCGGAGGTACGTCCTCTATCTTCCAATAGGCTCTAAGATCATCACTAATCAGTTCTTTATAACTACTATCTAATCGATAATAAACCCAATTAGCCGACTCTTCTTTTAGTGATTCCCAGTAATGTATTAATGGGTTTATATTACATAAAATGTCTTTAATTGACTGGCTTGAAAAATTCTCAGTTTCTACAGATTTATGAAAATATTGATGCAAAGAATTCATAATCCCCTGCGTCAACGGTTTTCTCCAGAAGTTTAAAATTTCTGGTTTTTCTGTTGCTACTAATGTAACTAATTGTTCTAGCTGATTTTCAATCTCGACCTTACTTCCTTCAAAATGCATGTTTACATCAACAATGTCTTTGCACTCTGCATTTATCAATGTGTTAATCCACTTTTCAGTAATAGGACTATCACGTAGATTAAAGCACAATTGATCAACTGACGATTCAGTATGAAAAAATAGGTTATAATTTTTAAAATTCATATCTCATTTTAACAGGATGATCGTGCCAATTTGTTTAGTATTCTGGTCTGGCCAATTACGGCACCCAGACCATATCAACATTCATGTTGACTATTCACACTCGGCTTTCTGTAGTGAACACATAGTATGTCTTTCCATACTGTCGTCTATTCCGT